GCGATATACGACTAATTATAAAGCAAAATTATAAAGCAAAATTATAAAGCAAAATTATAAAGCAAAATTATAAAGCAAAATTATAAAGCAAAATTATAAAGCAAAATTATAAAGCAAAATTATGTTCAAATGCAGACGAAAAATATTTGACTGAATACGAAAGGTCGTTTGGTTTTACTGGAATCAGTAGAACAGGTTCAAAAAATTTCAATAATACATTTGGACATGTTATGATGGATATATATAATTTATCTAACAATTTTACTAAAAATAGTCTTTTGATAGACGGATATAATGAAACGACTTATTTCGAATGTAAAAATAAATTTAATACTATGAAGCAATCTATGGCATATGATGAAATAAAACCAAAACTAGAACACGCAATAAACGCTGGTAAAAATTTCACATTACTTGTATTAAACGATGATGATAAGAACAGTTCAGGACGTATCATCAAATTGCACAAGGGATATGGATTATCAAAATTGGAAAATATTCACGGTTATGACGAAAATAGAATGTTATGGGTATCTGGTGATGAGATATATAAATTATTATTTCCAAAATTCCACATAGAAGTAAAGAATATTATTCTTTTATTGTTGGAAAAACTAAGAAATTTTTAATACTTTCTGCTAGAGCTTCTGCCATTAACACTGGTACTGCATTTCCGATTTGTGAATAACAACTTGATATACTACCAATAAATTCATACGAATCTTTGAATGTTTGAATTCTAGCATATTCTCGTATAGTAAGTGGTCGAGTTTCGATTGGATGACAACGTTCCGTTTGTGTTTGTGTTGGACTACATGTTAGTGTCAAACTTGGAGCATCCATAGATAATCTCCTAGCAATTCCTCTCTTTCCACCAGCACTATTAAATGATCCTTTCATATATTCTCGCTGTATATCTAATGGTAAATTTATCCAACAACCCCCTTGTGGTATAAGATTCATTATTTCTTGTTTTCTTTTTGAATAAGATGTACCAGAACTTTCTGGTACATCTTTTAAAGCATCGGATAAAACTGGTTTATAGTCGTGATGATTTGGGAATTCATATACATTTGGAATACTTTTTAAAGTTCCTATAATTATCAATCGTTCCCTTTTCTGTGGAACTGAATAATTGTTTGCGTTTAAAACCTCGTATTTTATGTTATATAATCCATAATTATTAATATTCTCTAAAATGAAATTGAATGTTTCCTTTTTGTTATGAGTCAATAATCCCTTAACATTTTCTATCAAAAAAACCTTTGGTTTTATTTCATGTATTTGTGATATAAATTTAATCAATAAATTACCACGGGGGTCTTCCAGCCCCTTTCTCATCCCGGCTTGAGAATAACTTTGACATGGGACGCCACCCATCATTACATCGATATTTTTATATTTGGCAGTATCTATATTATTCATATCTATGCATTTTATTATATCAGAATATTCTTTGTGATTAGTTTTTAACGTCTCACAACACTGCTTATTAATCTCAAACAGTGCTACTGGAATAAATCCGACATTTATAAATCCAGAACTCAACCCCCCAGCACCAGCACATACTTCTATAAAGTTCATTTAATTTATATAATTCATTTTTTTAAATTAGTATTCGGATGCTCTGTCTGGTCCTTTAGAGTTATATTCTAGTGGTTCCGAAGAACCCGGGGATGGTGCAAGATATTTTGATATAATATCAGTATCTTGTGTTTTCTCAGATGGAACATTTTGTGTAGGATCTGGGTCAGTGTCTTTTTGTATTTGTGGCAAATTTGAAAAAACTTCGGAATGTCTTGGTACATCTCGTTCCATTTGCGATGACACCCGATCCTTATTAATAAGAAGATAAATAATAAAACACATTCCAATACCAATAAAAATTAACATCATTGATATACTTGTATTAGACCCAGGTATTATGATTGTGTTTGGGACCATTTAGATAAAACAATGTATTTTATTACTAGTTTTAACGAACTGGATGTTTATTTTGGCATTATTTCGCCAGCATTACGTTCTTTTTTATCATTTTTGACAAATTTGATGCAATCTGCTGGTAATATAGAAATACTAGAATCACAGTCAAGTAATCCATCAAATAAAAGTGCGTAACCAAGGACAATCATTAGACTATGTTTGAAATTTTGAGATATCAAGAATGCGGCACTAAATATTACCAATTGACGTAATCCCCCAGTATTCTTCAAATATCGCGCAAGTCTTTTTGGTTTTTCCAGAATTGTATCACCGGCTATAATATAAATAAAAAACAAAATTCCTAGAAACAAAGTATTTGATTCAAGTTTCGATAAAGTTTCTTCCAATGACATTTGTATTACGCAATAAAATTTTATCACTTTAATTCATTACCATTGCGGCACTTGAATTGTTTTTTTGGAATTCCATATAATGCATTGATAGCCATGAGTATAGTATCACAAAGATCGTCTGCTTTTGAGTGATTCGAAAGAAAAGGTAACCATCTTTCTCTCTGTTCGACTGAAAATTTATTGTTTAAAAACCACTCGGTATATTTTACAGACAACCATTTCCTTTTTGCATAAGCACTCTTTAATTTACATTCAATAAATGGTCCAGTATATGCTTTTAATTTTTGAGCAGCCCTAACGAAACGTATAGTAGTTGCTGTATTTGCTAGGAGATCGGTTAATTTTCCGTAAATAATATGACTAATAAATTTCATCTTTTGGTTAATCTTTGGCTGAAGTTCTATAACAATCCCGGTTAATAATGAAAATAATTCCGAATTCTCATCATAAATTTGTTGAATCTTTGATAATACAACTTTGGCTATATCTTGGAGGAGATAATTGTTTATTGGTTTAATCTTAAACGTATGAAGTTTTTTATTAAAAACAGTGTCTTTTGGAAAATGTGTCTTACAATAAAAAATATTATTTAATTTTGTAGAACATTTTTTACCACATGCGTCATTATTCTTCTTCAATGAATTACAACGATGATCATCAGAGTCCAAAGTATTATAAACTTTCCATAATTCTAATTGAAATGTTTCTATATTAGAGGGATCACTTGCGGACATTATACATAGTGCCAAATTCCTAAGACCAATGTCACAAGATAAAATCATTATACTATTTAATAATATATATTAAAGAAAAGTGAATCCCATTTCGAATATTCATTTACAAGTTCTGGTAAAGTTATATATTCGAAACAATATAACATCATGTTTAGATTTCAAACTTCTTCGATGATTGGTCCAGTACCCCCAGAACTACTTTGTCCCATTTCACTGACCATCTTACTAACATTCGTCATATACTCCTTGTTGCGTTCTGCAAGTTCTTCTGTAGTAGCAGAATTGCTATTCTCTTCAAACCACTTCAACTCTGATGATGTATATTCCAAAACTGATGTCTTTAGAGGACTGTCTTCTTGCTCACTATACATCTGTTTTGTGCTATACAAAACATTTTCAAACTGATTCTTAGCAGCGGACTGTTCCCGAATTTTTGCATCTTCGGTTGTATGTCGTTCTGCTTCTTCTACCATTCGTTCGATGTCTTCCTTTGATAGTCGTCCAGTATCATTTGTAATTGTAATAGATTCTGTCTTGTCCGAAGAAGAGTCCTTTGCAGTTACAGTAACCATTCCATTTGTATCAATGTCAAACGACACCTCTATTTGTGGCACACCTCGTGGTTTTGGTTCAATACCACTAAGTTCAAATTTGCCGAGGAGATTACAATCCCGAGCCATTACTCTCTCCCCCTCAAAGACGTTGATACTAACCAATGTTTGATTATCCGAGTATGTGCTAAATGTTTGGGTCTTCTTACAAGGGATAGTAGTATTTCTAGGGATAAGTGGTGTCATGATATCTCCACTAGTCATAATTCCCAAAGATAATGGAGTTACATCCAGTAGTAGAATGTCATTTGTAGATGAATCTTTGACCCCACTTCCAAGCATATTAGCCATAATAGCAGCACCCATAGCAACAACTTCATCCGGATTAATATTTTGACAGAGTTCCTTCCCATTAAAAAAGTCCGAAAGCAATGCTCTAATCTTTGGAATACGAGTACTTCCTCCAACTAGTACAATGTCATGAATATCTGTAATACGAAGGCCGGAATCTGACAAGACCTTTGGTACTGGTTCCATACAGCATTTGAAAAGATCAGAACATAAACTTTCAAATTTGCTTCGAGTAATAGAACAATTAAAGTCGATACCATCATGAAATGAATCTAATTCCACTGTAGCTTGTATAGAACTACTCAAAATCTTCTTGACAGTTTCACATTGAGCTCGAAGGCGGGAAACACTTCGCATAGTCACAGCCTTCTTGTCAATCTTTGTCTTCTTTACAAATTCTGATAAAAAATAATTAGTGAGAACATTATCAAAATCTTCACCACCAAGATGGCTATTACCATTAACAGCCTTTACTTCAAAAACACCATCACATAGAGTGAGGATGCTAACATCTAATGTACCCAAAGATGTCGTTGTTATCGAAATGTCATTTAAACATTCCATCTAATACTTTCGTATTAGTTCAGACTATATCTTAAATAAAGAACAATTGTTCTTTATTCCCAGGCATTCGTGGGAATTCTATTGAATTCCTAGTCGTTGAACGTTGAACTACTAGAGTCCCTTCGCTGCAGATTGTCCAATCTAATAATTTTTTAGACCTTCACGAATAGAATCGCTTCTTGCGTTGTGGTATTATTAGCTCTAAGGATATCCCCGCAATTAACCCAGTGCGGTCTTAATGACCGAGTGCTTAGCACCAGGAGGCAATACATTTACCACCATTGTCGTAAACCAAAATATTGTAATCATCTGTATTATTCTTATCCAACCCAAATGCCAATGCAGCACTGGTGGGTTCATTAATGATTCGAAGACACTTCAATCCAACAATTACACAGGCATCCTTCGTGGCATTTCTTTGGGAATCGTTGAAGTATGCTGGGGTGGTAACCACACATTCGCTTACTGTTTCCCCAAGAAAGTCCTCGGCAGTCGTCTTGAGATGTCCTAGAATCATTGCACTGATTTCTTCTGGTCGGTAAATATTGTCCTCAATCTTTACACATGGATTTCCATCTACATTTACAGTTTCAAAAGCAAAATCCTTAAGGTCGTTCTGAATATCGGTATCAGTCCATTTCTTTCCCATAAGACGCTTGATGGTATAAATTGTATTTTTAGGATTCCTGCTTCGTTGATTCTTAGCGGCATCTCCGAAAAGGCGCTCATTATCTAACAACGCTACAATACTCGGAGTCGTGCGATTTCCCATTGAGTTGGGGATAATTTCAGAAGTTCCGTTTCGGAAAACACTGACGGCGCTGTTACAAGTTCCAAGATCAATTCCAATGGCATGCATTTGTTTAAAAATCATTTTCAGTTTTTTTAAAGTCGTTTCGTAATAGTGTTTAACGTAAATTGAATAAAAGTTACTTAAAATAATTCTTCAAAATATCTCTAGTAATCTTGACATATTCTTTAGGAAATATACATATAAATGTGTCACCAGAATCATTTGTGAAATCATTCACCCCATTTAATTTACTAGCCCATTTCCCAGATGATATATTATCTTTATGCCAGCAATGATTATCCTTAATTTCTACTAATAGTTTCAATTTTGGAATATAAAAATCTATTCTGTATGTATGTGGTCGTCCATTCCAGACATATGAAATTTTTGGTCCATTTTTTACTACGATTTTATGATCATTACAAAATCGTATAAATTTTAATTCAAACTTACTTTGATATAAAATAGTATCTCCGCTACAGTTTTTGTAAGTTCTTATCTTGAATAAATTATTTGTCAAATTACATTCTTGACAAATTATTTTCCATTTATTTTTTTGAATATTTAAATCTCTATTTATAAATTCCAAAGAACAATTTTGACATTTATATTTAATATAAATGCATTTTTCTAATGTATTAGTTACTTTATCATAAAATTTTGGACAAAATATAGTTTGATTACTCACTTTAACTATTGGGCAATATGTTATATCATTTATATTTTTTGTACCATTTTGATAATCTATCATATACCCTCGAATTCTTTCAAATTCTTCAGATGTCAAGTGTCGTTTAAAATAGTTATCAGTATAGTCAGAGTCAAAATTATAGAAATTTCGTTCATTATCTTTTATAAATGTTGGAATATCTACGTTTTTTTCTTCTCGGGATACTGAACCATCTATCAGACTCTGTTTTTGTTTTGATATCCTTTCTATATCTGAATTTGTGCAATGAACACATTTTCGTATATTTTTGTTTAATTTTCTTCCGATATTATTCAGTGCTGAAATACTACTCTTTCCACAATTGAAACATTTTGTTTCTGCCTTATATTTATTATTTCTAGTAATTGGAACACCATTATTAAAAAATCTCCAAACTGGAATACCAGTATTAGAATACTTGTTCATTACAGATGAAATTGTTACATCGTCGATATTTAATTCTGTATTAGTTATCGAGTCGAAAATTCTAAGTATATATTGTTTATATTCTTGCTCCATTTATTTTTTATATTTTTTCATTTTTTTCTTGAGTGCTTTTTGTAACTGATATTCGAGATCTTCTTCTATCCGGAGTTTTTCAATGTATTCTGAATATGCATTCTCTGTCAATCCTTTGGTTGTTCTAAGCGCCTTTTCATAACCAGAATAGGTATTTATAATATTTGTCAATTCTATTATTTGGGGGATATAAAACCCACTAAATTCGTCATTATAAGTAAATTCACGCACTCGCTCGAGTTCCTTTACGTATTTTAATGACATTTTTGCGGCTTTCACAATAGCAAATACGTGACCTGGATCATTATTCTCATCTGGAATACAGGTCGCTTTATACTCTATTCTGAGTATGGCACACATTTTTGATTGGTCTGCTACACCTGATAAAAAATGTATATATTCCATAATATCCTGTACTGTTAATTTATCTAAATCTGCAAACAAAAATGTATTGAAATAATCGTCATATACTATAGAACACATTGCTTTATATTCTCTTATCTTATAGTAACAATTTTGATCCATTGTTAATAGTGAATAAATTTTTATTGTCTAATATAAATGGAAGACAATGTTGTAAATTCTATACTGAATATAAAGTCTGGTCAGGTCAAAAGAAAATATGCAGCAAAGCCGGAAGATCTTAGATTACACGAAGAAAAGATAGTGATAATTATAGAAAGATTGTTAAAAGCCCTTGACCTCGAACATGCGGATAAGAATGAGATGAATAGAATAAGGAGCGTTATCAAAGCATTAAATTACCCACCGGAAGTTTATAAAGCCTTGAAAAAATACTACACTAATAATAAATCGTGTGGATATTCTCCAAATTGTGGTGATATAAACAAATGTTTGTTTGTACAACAATTTATGTGGTTTGTATTACAGAATGGTAATAGTTATCCTGTTATAGACGAGGCTTACACTAATTTAACAGATGATGATAAATTGGGTTTGAAATATGGTACTATCAATAATTTAGAAATTCTAGCAAAAGAGTGTGGTGGAGAAGAGATTGAAAAGTTGCGGGCTATGAAAATGGATCTCGAACTTAAAAATAATGAATTAGAATCAAAATTGACACAACTATTAGCCGAGAATAACACTAAAATTATGGAATTACAATCAAATGTAGTCGAAGCCAATAATGAAATAGGTAAATTAAAAATAGAATTAGAATTATGTAATAAACTTGGTGATATTAGTCTATCAAATAAGGATTCCGAGTTATTGAGTCTAAAATTAGAGTTAGATGCATCAAAGACACTTTCAAATAGTCTCTTGGAAAATAACAAAGAATTATCTGAACGATTCTCAAAAGAAACCGTTGATGCTGCAAAACGCTTCGATGAGGCTTCGATGCAACATCTAAAGTTCCAAGCAGAATCTCGTGATGCTTCTCTCAGTATCGAGCAAAAATTACGTGACACCATTTTATCAGAAGCCATAGCAACCGCCAAGATAACGGAACTACAAAAAAATATTGATACCTTAACTAATGAACTCTCCGAATTAAAAAGTCAATTAGACTCTACAATTTCAATTACCGGAAAGTATTCTATTCTTGAATCTGAAAATATGGCATTACTTGCCAAGGTATCTTCTGGAGAAGAAGCTATATATAAATTAAACGAATCTCACCGAGACCTTATTGAAAAACACGCACAGCACATCGAAAGGATAACACTAGAAGACTCTGTTAAGCTGGAACAAGCTGAAAAGAAAGTTATAGATTTATACAACAAATGTTTAATAGATGGGAAAACCAATTTAGACAATGTTGCTAATGAACTACAAAAGGACAAGAATATTCTCCAGACTGAACTATCCAATGTGATCGAAGCAAAGACAACATTGGCTACAGAACTTGCCAATGCTATGACAGAACTCAAGAATTCAGAAGACATCATCTCAAAGTTAAATAATGAAATTCTGGATCAATCAACAAAAACGACTGCATTATCTGTGGAAATTGGTTCATTACAGAAAACTCTTGAAGATAGGGGCAATGATCTTTTACAAAAAGAATCAGAAATCGTTCGTATTACGGAACAGTTTGTACAAGCCGATGCTCTAGCAAAGGCAACACAATCAGAAATTATCCCATTAACCGAGAAGATTTCCGAACAAGAATTAATAATTTCAAAACAGTCGGATGAACTATCTGTAGCTAGATCGGAAATAACAAAACTACTTGGCGAATCGTCTGATCTTAATAAAACTGTAGCGGACCTAAATATATCTCTATCAGAAAAAAACAATGAATTCGATCTTCAAGCAAAATTATTGGCATCTTCTGCTCTTAGAAACGAAGAGTTAAATAAGAATTTGACAGACACATTAAATATTACAGCAGAACTTACTTTAAAAGTTAATACATTAGAACCACAATTATCCGAAACTAAAGATGAATTAAAAAAGTGTCAGATAAAACTGGCAGAATCTTCTCATACCCTTGAAGAAAAGACCATGTTATCTGTTTCCCAAGCAGAACAGATTAAACATAACATCTCATCCATTTCTGAATTGCAAAAGAAATCTGATGTATGTGACGACTCGCTTTCAAAAGTTACTGCCAAATTTGATGATATCCTCGGACAGAAGAATAGGTTGAATGAAGATCTCGGGGTTCTTCGTAATAAGAATGATGCTGATAACAAATCACTTGAGCAAAAAATTAAAGCCCTTGATGAATGTAATGTCAAGGATGCAAAGTTATCCGAGGAAATAGTTCGATTTAAACAAGATCTAGAACAAAAGAACTTGTCTGTAACAGATCTAGAACGTAAATTTAGTGTCCTTATGAAACGTATTAAATCTTTCCAGAAAGCCAAATTACCAGAAATGAAATTAACTAAAAGATACACACCATCTAAATTAGTCAAGATGTCTGTAGTATCACTTAAATTGGTTGCTAGAAGTATGAATATACCAAGTAGTGGAACTAAGGATATGATCATCAGAAGAATTCTTAAACATAAATAATTTTATTCTAGTTCTTCATATAATGGTTGTAACCAAATTTCAGTCTCTTCTGGCGAGAGTTCTAGATTTCCCATATAAATTTTGAAATCTGTTATAACCGCATTGATATTTGTTCTATGTTTATTTTTTAATTCTTCTATCTTATTAGCAAGACGAATATTTATAGGCATCTCAAATTTTTCTTCTATATCCAATAAACCTAACAATGTATTTACAATACGTGAAACTTTACCGACATTACAATATCCTATTCCATCTTTAATTTGTATTTTGAAATTTTCTACAAGATTTATAATCAAATGTTCATCTAACGTAAATATAAACGCAACTACATTCTTAATCAGAATATTATATGTAATTTTTATATCATTATCGTAATCATATTGATATTTGTACTTAGATTTCATCAAACTATCTAATTCGCGATATGTACTATCACTTACGTAAATTTTTTTGAAAAAATATTCCAATTTCGTTATTTTATATATTTTTCGTATCGTTTTACTATAAGTATATGTTTTCAAATTTAATGACATTAACTTATCTATTATCTTCATAGTTCTAGAAACTACAGGGCGAGCATGTACGTTATTTATGATTTGGTAGTTATTATACAAAATAAGACCAATTCTGTTCATATTTTCTTCTGGTGGAAAATAATATCGATTATTATTACCGTATCCGTCATTTACATTAAAGCTGTTAAATGTTATATTAATATTGGCGTCCGTTAGTAGTAAAAGACATTCTGGAACATTAGATAAATTATTAAATGATGTATCAATAAACTCTAGTGTTCTAGAAGTTAATTCAAGATGTTCTATAGCATTAAATGATAAATTTAAACTTGTTGTCCTTATAGGAAGGACATTATTGAAAATAGTAAGGTCGTTTTCAGACAAATCTAATGATTCTAAATGAATACATCTTTCAAATACTTTTAATGGCAAATCCTTTATATGAGTCTTTGAAATTTTTATATCAATAATATTCTTCGGAAATGTATAATTCTCTGGAATATACGTAATATATTTCGAAATTATAGATAACGATCTTAATATTTTATCAAAACGTAAGTTGTTAAATTCTTCTTGTGATATATCTTTGAGCACTAAAGAATCCATTATTCAATATGTGATAAAAGGTTTAGTAGATCTGCTTGATAAAGCATGGATGGTGTCTTTGAATGTAAGGTATTCCGTTCGGTTTGTGTAGCAAACAGTTTATCCTTTAATTTTATTTGTCGTTCCTTGGTCAAACTAATTAAATTCATCTTGTAAAGATATTCGTATGAATTTTCATACTTATCAAAATTCTTGGATTGAAGATATTCAGACAACTCAGCGACGGATATATCGGACATTTTAATTCTCTTGGTGGTAATTTCATCTATAAATCTAATCCTGTTACTAAGGTCTCTAATAATCTCATCTAATTCTGCAAGTAAAACTCGCTTTCGTTTAGAGTAATATGCTAATCGAACGTCGAAGAAATATTCAATTACTGTTTCTGGAGAACTAAAATTCATAATTCTAGAATCTATATCAAAAGCATTCATATTCGAATAACTAACTTTGGATGTCAGCTTCAAGGTATAAATAACGTCCTTGATTTCATTTCGCTTAGTTAATTTAATACAAATTTCGGTATCGGTAGAAAGATTGGTAATTTGTTTAAAATTATCAGAATGTTTATTATTTAGGTGATCAAGATAATCATTAACAGAAATTCCGATAGGTAGTTCTGTTATGATAATTTCTTTTTTAGTTTCTGTAAATACACCATATGTCATATAAATTCCATCCGAGTCTTTAATTACCTTTCCAGTAAAGTTTCTATACCAAGGTACCAATTCCTTTACAGTTTCGCCTTTTAGTTTTGATAAAAGCACATTGATGACATCCTTCGGGTTAAAACACGGCATCTTTGTCGAGAATCCTGTTCCAATCCCTACAGCACCATTGACCAAAATCATAGGAATAATCGGAATATACCACCAAGGTTCTACAGAGGTACCATCATCATTTTTATAATCAACGATACCAAAGTCTCGTTGGTCAAAAATTAACTTTGTAATTTTAGATAAATGCGTGAATATGTAACGAGCGGATGCAGAATCTTTCCCATTGTTTAGTCTCGACCCAAACATTCCTATAGGTTCCAGTAAATTTATATTGTTGGAACCTATAAAGTTTTGTGCCAACCCAACGATTGCATCTTCTAAACTTTTTTCGCCATGGTGATATCCAGAATGTTCAGAAACATAACCAGCGAATTGTGCAACTTTTATTTCTGAATACAACCCACGTTTGAAAGCACTGAATAGGATTTTTCGTTGCGAAACTTTCAAACCATCCATTACGTTTGGGATACTACGTGATAAGTCGTCATTACTGAAATGAATAAAGTCATTATTTATAAAAGATTCTAGTCTAATTTTCGATCCTGTACTTTGCGAGTTGCGATCGTATTTAGACAACCATTGCTTTCTGTCATCCGCTCGTATTTTATTGAATACTTTATCAAATGCTTCATTAGAGGCTTCTGAAAATTCATATTCTGTTGTATTTTTTTGTAAATTTTTAAAGTATTCCATCGCCTCTTGTTTAGAACTTGTACCAAGACCCTTATAATACTTTATTTTCCACCCCGTTTCGTTCTTTTTCTTGAATGCATTGTATTCGGCCTCTGTAAAGAATGATAATACTTTATTTCCTTTTGTAGCCTTTACAATAGGGGTGGTAAAGGAATTTATGAAATTTGGCATCTCAAAAAGACTTGGCCAAAGGTTCTTGAACATATTGAAAAGAAGGGCTTTGATATGAAGTCCGTCACAATTATGAACTATTAACTGCCCAATACCAGCATTAAAATGATGATTTTCTGTTTCTATGTCATACACATATCCAGTGTATTCTATCGGAACTACCTTCTTAATTATATTTGATATTTTAGACAAATTGCCGTCTTGTAATGATACATTTAACCTATATATTCTCTCTTTGTTAGAATATGTATTTACTGACACTTTTCTCCCAAGTCCAGAACATAATAAGAATATACACTGACTTGTTATTTTACCATTAATATCCATTTGGTGTGAAACCTTATTATCATGGCGTCCGTCTCCGGCATAATATCCATTATATATTTGTTCTCTAAATTCTTTAGTTTCATGAAATAGTGAGGAATGAATATATTTATATTTTTTATAGTACAAAAGTTCTCTATATTTATCAATTATATATTTAGTTGTTTTTCCGCCATTTAATATCAATCTGTATGGTTGATTTATTCCAATACTAGATATAGCAATTTTGACGATGTTAAAGTTATTTCCATATATTTTTTCCAAGATGGCCTTAGATCTTTCTAGTAATGATATATCACAATTATCAATATGCCAACTATAACTAATTCTCTTAAAGGTATATTCGTTTGGTCTATTCTTTGGCGTTGTTTTATAATCCCATTCATATATTCCACAACTACCATCTGCCAAAAATAATCCCAACACCCATGCCTCAGCTGTACTTAGGCCCGTTTTTATAATATCGACATTACATGTTTTCTGTTTTTCGAAACAATTATTTATGATTACAATCAATTCAACTTTAGAGTATTTTCTATTATGTTGAATACCAATTTTGGTTGCCAACATATTCAAGTCTGAGTAATACATATTATTAAGTTCTATCACTGAAGGGATATCATTATACACAGTTGAATCTGTACTTAACATTTTTTGTCCAATTTTACAATTTTTTGCCAGACAAACTGTCCCATCTTCATTCAACATTGGATGATCTTCGGTAACATCTATACTTCCTGTATGTGTTAATAATCTCAGTATTTGTTTATTAGATTGTTTTTTCTGAATATGTTTTATATTAGTCCAGCCTAAATCACTCCACACCCTATACTTATCCCAATCTTCTATATCTTCTACATTCATTACAACAAGTTTATTTTCATCATCTAATAATGTGAGTGGTGTATCTCCTGTTATACAATCTGCGTCAGTAGCAATCATAATTCGTCCATATCTCAATTCAGATACATCGGTGTATTTCTTTCCACTTTCTAAGCCCATAATCTTTTTAATGTTGATAAGTTCCGTGTTTTCTTGAAGTTGTTTTACAGTTGCATTACAAATATTCAAGCCTTTGCCTTTTAAGGGCATCACCCCAAAATACTTTCGTTGCTCTTGTGAAAGGCCAGCAAGCATAAGTGTAGCAGCACTATTATGAACTATCATCTGCCCAATACCGCCTTGAAAATGATGATTTTCTGTTTCAATATCATAAACACATGATTCTGCTATTCCAAGATCTATAATTTTTTTAATCTTGAGTGGATCATATTGTTGATGATGTCCGGCTCTAGTGATATTCAATCTATATACCTTCATTTTGTCATTCCGAATATTTAGTGATACATCTAAACCAATACTCTTACAAAGAAAGTATAAACCTTGTGCGCCAATCTTACCAATTACATCAAATCTTTCAGAGTCAGATTTACTCTTTGAACCGTCACCATCATAATATCCATCATAGAAATTCTTACGAACTTCTAATGAATTATTTATTATTCCTTCTGGAACTATCTTACAACGGTCTTTAGAATACATTAAATTGTTATACTTCGCTACAAACTCTTTTGAATCAATACCGTCATATACAGATAGTCTATATTTTTGTAAATGATTTTCTTGTTTCGGGATTCCATTATTTTTGATCTTAAATATATTACCAGTATATAACTTTTCCAGCATGTCTTTAGATTTAAGTAAATAGTCTATATTTGTATTATCTAGTGCCCAGTAATACCTCTGCGAGTTTTTCCTATTATAGATATTACAACATCCATCTGCGAAGAAAAATCCCATTATATATGCTTCTTCTGTAGAAATTGAACAAGATTTGTTGATTTGTTCAACTTTGTTGGTTTTATAATTATTTATTATTTCTACGAGTTCTTTTCGTTTATATATTTGATAAAACTGGATATTACATAGTGAAGCAATTTTCCATAACTTTTTCAAATCTAGTATAGATAAATCTTCTGGAATTATTTTAGAATAGTCTGTAAAATTAGGAAAAGAATGTAATAGTTTGGATCCAACTATACAATCTTTAGGAGTAATTTCTAAACCACTTTCATTTAATAACGAATGATCTTCTGTAACATCAATACAACCAGTATGTGTCAGAACACGATACATTCGTTTTTTAACAACATGTTTCATTACATGTTTTATGTCAGTCCATCCTTTATCAGACCAAATTTCATGTTCAGATGTATTGTATAATTTACCGTCGATCCCCTCAATCCATTCTCCATTATGTATATCATCGATTGTTCTGATGACTATCATACCATCAGAATTTCTAAGTAATAATGGAGTATCGGCACTACAACTGTCCCCTTCTGTAAGTAACAGAGTACAATCTTTAGACTTGCTAGTTCCAGAATATTCAGCACTGATGTATTTTTCAACACGGACAGTGTTCTTCTTCTTGCCATCAGTCTTCTTTAAGTCGCTAGCAACCTTTTGATTATTCTGAAGCATAACGAGTTCATACAATCCAAG